TAGCCAGCTGCGGACGTCCTTCGGCAGCGAATCGACTTTCGGGCGGCGAGGCATGTCACCACCTCGGCGGGCGCGCAATGCCGGGCGGGCACGGCGCACGATGCTCGACCACGTCCTCGCCCTCAGCAGTGATCTCCGCCTGCCAGATGGACCCATCACGGGCCAGGGTGAGGAGCCAGCGCGTACAGCATGACCCAGCGGAGCGTCTCGCGCTCCGCCCGGGCGATGTCAATCGCGGGGTCGAGTCGATGGTCAGCCATCTTTCTGCCTCAGCAGCACGGTGTAGATGCGGTCCAACTTCACGCTGAAGCTGGTGATGTCGCGGATGTGGTCTTCGCGCCGCACGTAGTGCATCGGCAGCTCGGAGCGGAGCGAGTGGATGTCGCGTTCGAGGCGGCGCAGCTCATCGGCCCGCACCTGCTCAACCGCCTCGATGCGATCAAGCCGAATATCGATCTGGCGTTTCAGCTCGGCCGCCAGCCACCGCAGCGACGCAAAAACCCCACCGACGATCGCGCTCACGACAGCCAAGGCCAGGATGACGAGCCAGCGACTGCTCATGCCGGCCGCGTGCATCGTGCCGATGTCGCCCTCGATCACCACGGCCTCCCGGCAATCACGTTCCACGCGGCCATGCCCAACAGCACCCCAGTGAACGCTGAGGTCGCCGTGATGGCGACCGCGATCAGGAACAGCGGCCAGCGTGGCCGGTCAGCGCGGCGCATCGGCCCAGCTCCGGATCGCATCTACTCGGGCTCGGCAGCGCTCGTAGTACGCGGCCGCATCCGCGACCCAGCCGCCGATGTCGGTGTCTGTGGAGTACCGCTGGCCGGGAGTGGCGGCAGCGGCGGCAGTGGCGCGATCAGCGCCGCCGGCGGCGGCGGGCATTCCGAACGCCGGATGCTGCTCGAGCACGCGGCGAGCATCAGGGCCGAGACAATCACGGCCGTCCGTGAGGTGTTCGATCGCATCGCGATAACTCCTGGCGAGGGTCTCTGCGGTCTCGGCGCGCGCCTGGGCGTCTGCCACGGCAGCGTGAGAGGCTCGGCGCTCGGCTTGCGCCTCGCCGAGCAGCTGCTCGGCTACGGCCTGCGCGCCCTTCGCCGCCTTGGCCTCAACGGCCGCCACGCGCACGTCGCCGTGCCACTTGCCGATCGCAAACCCAAGGCAGCCCCAGGCGAGGCAGAGCAGCATCACGGCCACCGCGGGCCACGCGCGACGGATCACTGACCCATACACAGGCGGTACTCCTGTTCGCGACGGCGGACGAGACCTCGCAGCACCTGGCCACCAGCGCGGTTCCAGCGCAGGATTTCCCGGCAAGCGCCGGCGTAGTCCGGGGGTGTCTGCTGCAAGCGGCGCACGAGGGTGGACGCGCACCAGCGCGGCGTGCCGATGTTGTAGGCGAGAGAGACGTATGCATCCCACTCGTGCTGTGCCACCGGCACCGGACCAAGGCACACGCGCATTTCGCGCTCCTTGGCATTCACGTCGTCGCGCACGGCGACAAGGGCGCGAATCGGCTCGATGGTGTCGGTGGCGGTGACGGGCCGACCGTCCAGTTTCGTGGTGCCGAAACCGATGGTCATCACGCCGACGCTGTCGGGATACGCCGTGGCCGAGTAACCCTCCCAGCCCACGATGCCGAGCAGTCCCAGCACCGACAAGGTCAGCGCAGCGGGTAGGCTGCGCGGCACCATCTTCGAGGAAGCCTGATCGTCCATGCGATCAGGCTATGGGCCAGCCCGCGAGCGCGTCAGGCCGACGGGTGTCGCGAGCGAACTACTTGGCGAGTTTCTTCTTGAGCTCGTCCATTCGATTCTGCCCATACTCGGACAGTCCGTGCGCGGTCACGATGCTCTCTTCTTTGGCGTCCCATGCCCCAGTGACCGCCACGTGAAGCTCGGCGCCTGGGTTCTCGCTGATTGCCTTGTGAATAAGGATCAGGCCCATGCTGGTGCCCCCATCCGCGAAACGAACGCTCTCACCTGGTTCAACACCTCCCGGAATGCGGATGACCACGTCGCTGCTTTGAAGAGCCACCGCTCTGCCCGGGAGCCTCGCCTCGACTTTTGCGAAGATCACGGATAGCGGCACATCAGTCCCGTTGAAAGCTTGGCCACTCATCGCATAGTCGCGACCAAAGTGACTGCGCTTTTCCGCCACACGTGGATCCGTCACGCGGATCTTCGACAGTAGCTGCTCGTCTTTCCGCTGTGCATCGACGATAGCCTCAAGCTCCGCCAATTCAGCTTCGTCGCGACGTCTCTGCTCGTTTTCCATCTCGAGCCGCGCAGCCTCGATTCTATCGTCCGCCTCCTTCTGCTTTGCCGCTGCATCCGCCTTGAGCTTCTTCGCATGAGCCATCGCTTCGCCAGCGGTCATCCCATGGAACGGAGCAAACAGAGATTCAGGTGATGGTTTCAGCCCGGTGAACGCGGATTGCATTACGCCCGTGAATGCTGCCTCTGCAAGAACCTTCTGGAACTCATCCCGCTCGTCCGGTGGCAGCGCTTCACCAACTTCGCGAATCGATTGCTCCGTGCTCTCTTTGGTCGATGTATCAATCCTCGGTTCTGCACAGCCTGCCAGTAGTAGGCCGCAGAAAATCGCGAGACAAGACTGCCTGATCATGATCACCCCCTCGGAATGGTTGCGCCGCGCAGCTTAGTCCCCGCACTTGCGACCGCCCGGGGCTGGCGTTCATTGGCTGCGGCGCGGAGGGAATGTTGCCCCGGCGAGGGGCTGGCGGCAATCGCAGATTGCCGCGATCTCGTGTAAGAGATTTCCTAACGGCGTGTGCCAGGCACCGCGCGCACGGGGCCGGGTTGCCCCGGCCCCGTGGGGTGTGGCGTCAGCTGCGCGGCAGTTGTTGCGAGAGCCCGCGGAGCAGCTCGCTGTGCATCATCAGGTTCATCGCCAGCCCTTGGCCGGAACCGCCGAAGGCGGGGTTTTCCGCGATCAGCGCGGACAGGCTGTCTAGGCTGCTGGCGATGGCGTCGAGGTCGTCGACGGGGCTGTCGTTACCGGAGAGGTTGATGGTCAGGTTCATCGCGCACCCCGGAACAGATCGCCTTGCGCTGCGACAGCGCCCTGGCCTGGTGGGCGCGGATGCAACAGCCGGCCTTGCAGGCGGATCACTCGGCCTTGCAGACGGATGCAGTGGCGCTGGGTACGGATCAGCTCCCGCTCGCAGCGCTGGTAGTGCTCGAGGTCGGCGCCTCGCAGTCGCAGGCGGGCTTCCAGTTCGTTGAAGCGCTGGATGTAGGCCTCCTTCACGCGCGCCGCCGTCGGCCCGGTGTAGCCCATGACCAGGAACATGAAGCCGTCTCGGGTCATGCGGACGGCCTGGAGCTTGCGGCCGGAGCGGTCGAAGTACTCGCTGGCACCAAAGTTGGTGCGAGTGAACTCTGCGGAACAATCGAGCGACTTGATATCCCGCAGCACGTGGTGATGGCGCTTGCGGAAGTGCTCGGCCACGGTGAGCGAGGACACCATAGGCTGGCCGTGAACCAGCTCGATGGAGGGAACAACAGACACAACGAGTTCAGACATGGCAGGTCTCCAAGGTCGCCGGCTCACATCTGAGCCGGCCGGTTGGCCTGCCACCCCTCTCACAAGGTGGCAGGCGACGCGGGTGTGAGAGACCGGTTGGAGCACCCGGCGAGCCTTGCGGCTCCCCGCGCCGCCCGCCATAAGTCGGCGTACGGCGCGCCCGCTGCGAGCGGGCACGAAAAAAGCGCCAACTGCACAGCGGGCGCTTTCAAGCGCACCAATTCGGGACTCTCACATCCCGGCCGCGGGATGTACCGCAGCACCGGTAGAGTGGCCCGCGCCAGGCGCGCTGTCAATCGGTTCTCTGGGCGCCCCCTCGCCGACTGCTGAAGAGCGCGCCGATCTCGGCCAACAGATCGAGCACCTCGGGCTTCACCGCCGGCGCTGGCCGCGGCATCGCCACGGGGGCCGGCCGCGCGGGCAACCGATCGCGCAGGTGGCGCGGATTCGGCCAGCGCTCGAACTCGGCGCACAGGCGCCGGAAACCCTCTTTGAGGCGCGGCCGGTCCAGCGTTTCATCCCAGACGCTGCCCCACCACAGCGCGTCAATCCAGACCTCGCGAGTCAGCGCGATGGTGTCTGCTGGCGGCTGCCCTGGCAGGGCACACGCGACCAGGCGGATCAGCCCTTCGGCAATCGCCTGGCGGAACCAGTCGGGCGCGTCAGTCTTCATCGGGCAGGGCGCCCGCCAAGGCGAGCATGGCGGCTGAGGTGCGCGAGGCGGGTGCGCGGGGCGCTGGATCGGCGCGCAGGGCGGGCGACTGGATGGCCGCTGCGGTGGCGTCGCGCGCGGCGAGCACCTTGCGCAGGTAGGCGTGATCACGAATCGGCAACGCGCCGCCCTTACTGCGGATCCCTTCGACCGTGTCTTCGAGCGAGCGGGCCAGCACCGTGGGATAGGCCGACAGTGCCAGAGCCTCTCGGGCGAGGCGCAGCGCGCGATCCCAGCGCAGATCCTGCTTGGCGGGTTTGAACAGGCCGAGATACTGGACCAGCGCCCTTCCGAGCTCAGCCTCTAGGCCGGCGAGCAGTGCCAGCAGCTCGCGCGCCGCATCGTCCTGGACGATCACGGAGAGGTCGAGGTGGGCATGGCAGGCGGGGCAGCGGCCGAGGTGCATCAATGCCTCCTCGCGCTCGCCGGCGGCGCGTGCTGCACCAGCGCATAGCCACCCATCGCCGCGACATCAGCCAGCGCGGCAGCATCGAGGTAGCACGTCACCCCGTGCTCGCCGATATCCACGCGCATCACGGCGAGCACTTCCATCTGTGGCCGCGGCTGCGGGCGTAGGCGCTGCCAGGCGGCGCACGCGAGCCAGCCGAGCAGCCCGCCGCACGACAGGGCCCAGGCCGAGAGCGCAGCCCATTCACCCGGCGACATGGCTGGACTCCGTCTTCGCCTGCGCCTGCCTGTCGCGGGCTTGAAAGAAGCGCCCGGCTTTGAAGGCGGCAGCGCCCGCGCTTGGCCAGTCTGCTGCAATGTCGGTGACCACAGGCTCGCCGTCCCGGAACAGCGTCCACTCGACGCGCGTCGATGCGGGCAGGGGCTTTCTGTTGTAGGTGTATTTCATGGGATGTCGAGCTCGAGCTGGCGGTCGTCGCGCGCAGGGCGTGTGGCGGCCGGTGGAGGCGCGTTGCCCAGGCGTTGGACCTGGCGGAGATGGATGCCGAGTCGACGGGCGATCTCGACGCGGTTCAGGCCAGCGGCGAGCAGGCTGTCTACCTGGCGGCGTTGGTGCTCGCGTCGGAGTGCCGCACCGACCGGCATGATCAGGCTCTCGCCGCCGTACAGGCGGCTCAACACCGACGCCACGTGGGCACCGGCGATGGTGGCGATGGGGTGGTTCGATTCGAGCGTCTTGGGCACGTAGAGCGGCAGTCCGCCCCACTGCTGGAGCAGCCGCTCGATCTCATCGAGCGGAGCGCCGGCCTCGAGTAGCTCGCGGACGATCACGCTCATGCGCTGGCGCACTCCTTGGCGCGGCGCCGGCGGTGGTACATGAGCGCTGCGATCAGCGCTCGAAGCTGCTTGGGCGAATGCCAGGCCAAGTCTTCGGGCGACTGCTCGCCCCACATCTTGCGGCTGATGCCGAGCACGTACGCCTCGGCATGGGCATCGGCCTGCATGATGGCCCGGAGCTTGCCGAGCAGCGGTGCGCGATCACTGCCCGCGGGCTTGGGCGCTGGCAGGGTCAGTTTGGCGCCGAGCCGGTTCAGCTCGCGAATGACCGCGCGCAGGCGCGGCTCGTCCATGTCTTTGCACGAGGCGTGGCCGGCAACTCGCAGCTGCAACGCACGTCGGGCGGACTCATCCAAGCCCACGAGGAGCGCGCCCATGTGCACCAGCTTGATGAGATGCTTGCGGTGGCTCATCGCTGCGCCCCTTGCGATGGAACGCAGTCGATGGGTCCACCGGCATCGCGCCAGGTTCGGCCGCGCACGACGTCGCGAGCGGTCGCCGCGCTGATGGCGAACAGACGCCCGAGCGCGCTATAGCCCTTGTGGTCGCCACCACGCCGGCTCGCCGCACCAGCGTGCCGCCACCGCCGCCAGACGGTGCGCATCTCGCGCACGGCGGCGGGCGTGAGCTTGGCATGGCCCTTGCCGCGACGGCCGAACAGAATCGGCCGGAGCGCGTCGGCGTCGGCCGCCGTGGTCAGGCCGCGTGCGACGCGGCCGAGGAGCTCGTCTCGATCCAGTACCACCACACGTCTCCCTGTCTCTGGCACGCGATGGCGTGCCCATTGGCGCGGAGCTCCGCGATGCAGCTGTTGACCGCGCACACCTGCGCGCCTTCGACGATGTCCCGAGTCGTCCGCGGCTTGCCGTCGGACAGCAGGTCCAACACCCGGCGAAGGCGTGCTGACTTGTCGATGCGCGCGGCGTGCATCAAGCGGCCTCCGCGTCCTGGTCGGCGCTTTGCCGCTCGGCCAGCAGTGCCTCGATGGCCTTGTCCAGGTCGCCGGCGTTGTCTTTCACCAGCACTTGGTCGCAGTCGTCGGTGACTCGGAAGCCGAGCCGCTTGAGGTCGGCCGCGGTCAGGTCATAGACCGCGGGCTTATGGACGCTCTCCTTGCGTCGGATCAGCAGCTCGGCCTGTTCGGTGGGCAGCTGCTTGCGGATCCGTTCGATCACGCGCGCTTCGTCGTCCCACTCGACTCGGCCACGAGCCTTCTGCCAGCCGACCTTGACGCCGTGGACGACGCGCGTCCGCACGCGTTCCCACAGCGAGCCGGGCGACTGGCGGACCGCGGCGCGGAGTTCCGCGTCGGCGATGGCCACGTCGGCCAGCGCGCGCCGCAGCAGCGGCAGGTGCGCCTCTTTCACGCGGGCCAGCTCGAGCTGCGCGTCGGCTGCCAATTGCCGCAGCACGTCCCGCGCCCGGCGGTAACGCTCAGCCGCCTGGTCAATCGGCAGCAGGTCTGGGTTGCTCATCGTCGATCTCCCGGAAGGGGTTGGTCCCTGGTGTGGTCAGGTCGCGGAGCCAGTGGAGGAGCTGCACGCCGACAACCGGCGGCAGCTCGTCATCGCAGTCAGAGGGCGTGTGCACGCGTGCACTCCCACCTGAGCTGGCAACCGCGGAACGGGGCGGCCATCTCCCTGCGCCCGCCGATGCGGCGGCGCAGTGCGCCGCGCAGCCAGCTGGCACGGGGTGGCTCGTCGATCTCGATCACCGTGGCGTTCTTGGAAATCTCCACCCGACGCGCGTGGACACCTCGCTGAGTGAGATCGCCGATCGCGACGGTCGCTTCTTCGAGGCGAGCGCGAAGCGCGATCACGTTCATGCGGCACCTGCCTGCGCGCTCGTGGCGGCTTGCTGTTTGCGCATGGCGTCGATCAGCCGATCGGCCTGCCAGACGGTTAAGTCGCGCACGGCGGCGGAGAGCAGCTTGCTGGACGGCGTGAGGCCAACCGTTCGAAAGAGGCTTTCGATACCAGGGCTGACGACGTTGCGTACGAACGCCGGCTTCTCATGCAGATCGACCAGCAGTTGGCCGATCTGGATGTGCTGCTGCACGGTGCTGCGGGGCTCGGCGATCATCGCGACACCTCGGGAAGCGGGCGCAGTGCGTCGATCAGTCGGGCGATCTCGGCCCGACTCAGTTCCTTCAACACGCAGTCGATCCTGCGGCCGGCGGCGCGCGGTTCCAGCGCGGCGCGGCGGAAGTAGCGCTCGTGCTGATCTCCGATCGTGATGGTCGAGACGCCGGCCTGTTCCATCAGCGTGCGGGCGTAGAGCCGCTGGTGTGGCGTGGACGGTGACCGCCCGGCATCGCCTGCTGGTGCGCGGGCGATGCCGTACTGCGGAGCGCGGCTCATGCGTCACCGCCTGCCGGCGACTCGCCGGTCAGGTCGCGCCAGGCCGCCACGAGGTGCTCCTTGCCGACCTCTTCCTCGCGCGCGACAGCCATCATTCGCGCCAGGCGCACTGCCTTCGAAACGCCGCGCAAGGCGCCCGCCTGGGCACCGATCGCGTACAGAACTTTGACCGCGGCCGCATCGGTGACCCCGTGCGCCTGGGCCAGCACCGTCACGTCCTCACGGGCCGCTCGAGACACCCGCAACCGGCGTCCGATCCGGCTGTGAAGACGGTCCAGCCATTCCACGCGCGCGCCGCCGGTCATGCGCCCGTAGAGCAGCTCATTGCCGAGCAGGGCGATGCCGACGCCGGTCGCATCATGCAGCGCCCGCAGGGCGTCCAGCGCCGCGACAGACAGGTGCTGTGCCTCGTCGACGATCAGCAGGCCGCGGGTGTCGGCGATGCGTGCGATCAGCGCGCGCTGCATCCGCGCGCCACCGCCTGGCAGCTCCGTGATCCCAACGGCCAGGCACACCTCTTCGAGTGCGGTCGTCACGCCGGCCGTCGCCGGCGACATCGTCGCCAGCCACACGCTGGAGTAGCGGCGCTGGTACTCCCGCGCCGCGCTGGTCTTGCCGGTGCCCGCGCCGCCGTAGACGACCGCGATGTCGCCGGCCATCTGCGCGTAGCCGAGCGCCGCGATGATGCGATCCCCGGTGGGCGTCGCTGCCCAGTCCGGTGCCTCCGGCAGACGCGGCTGGGCCGAGCGCTCGCGGAGGCCCGCGAGCCACTGGGCAAGCTTGCCCGTCATACGCCGCGGGTCTGCCGCATAGCTGCCGCCCAGAAGCTGCGTCAGGCTGGTCGCACTGATGCCGGACTCGCGGGCCACCTGCGCCTGCGTCATGCCGCGCACCTGCATCTCGGTACGCACCTGATCAATGACCGCTTCCGGCTCATCTCGGCCCGGCATTGCCACTACGTTGTCGCTACTCATCATGTACTGTCTCCCTGTGGTTGGACGGGCCGTGAGGCCCTGGATCACCCGCCGGGGCGGTGCAAGCGCCCCGGCGGTTTCTTGCTACTGCTCGCGGCGCCGAAGCTGCGCCCTCACGAAGTTGTCTAGGCTGGCCACCATTCCGTCGGTCCCTGTGGCTGCGAGTGGCTCCGGCTCTCTGCGCGCACGTCGCGCTGGGATGAGCTGCACCGCCGCTGGCGATGGGGTCTCGGGCTCGATCACCGGTGCCAACTCCGCCGCGGCCGCCAGCGCATCGCGCCGCACCGTTGCGGCCGCCAAATCCTTGGCCGCACGCAGGCGCGCCTTGTTGGCGCGGGCGTGCTCCCGCGCGGTGACAACGTCGTCGAAGCGCGCTGTGGTGCGCTCGGCCGCGCCGATGTAGGCACCGTCCAGCGTGTAGACATGCACCGGCTCCGCCAGGCGGTCCGGGTCATAGCGGACCACCACCTTCCGGCCGGTATAGGCGCCCAGCGCCTCGCCCCAGTAGAGGTTTCCGCACGCGGCCACGTGGCCGGTCTGGCGCACCGTCACTCCATCAGCCGCCAGCAGCCACAGA